TCATCTCACCGTCTTGGCTGAGAACCCACAGGGGTATCGGAATCTGCTGGGTGCTGTCACGCAGGGATGGTCCGACTTCTACTACGAGCCTACAGTTTCAGGCGCAGTCCTGGCCCGGTATCGAGAGGGACTCATCGTCCTCAGCGGGTGCACCGGCAGCCTTCTCGCCACCTCACTCATTGGAGGGAAGAATGTCCCGACTGAGGAGGCATCGTACGAGCGGGGCAAGCGGGTAGCGTCCCGGTTCAAGAAGACTTTCGGGGACAGCTACTACCTCGAGGTTCAGATGTTCCCGGAACTCGAGAACGTGGTGCGGCTCAACAAGATGATCGCCCAGATCGGCAAGGAGCTGAAGATCCCGCTGGTCGCCACGGGTGACGTTCACTACACCACCCCCGACGAAGCCTCAGTACAGCAGATCCTCCACAACGTGCGAGGCGGCAACCGGCAGACCCTAGAGGAGCAGGCCCGTGCGTGGGGCTATGACGTGCCCCTGTGCCCGCCCCTGACGGACAAGGCGGTGCTGCAACGGCTGCGGGGTACCGGGCTGACCACTGCGCAGGCCAGAGAGGCGCTGTACAGCACTGAGGAGATCGCCCAGCGGTGCAACGTCACCCTGCCCAAGCTGCCCCAGCTTCGGTACCCCTGTGAGGATCCCATCAAGCTGTGGCGGCAGTGGCTGAAGGAGGGCTGGCGCTTCCGGGGCTGCGACAAGCTCAGCAAGAAGGAGGCTGCCCGGTACAGGGAACAGCTCCGCAAAGAGATGGAGGTCATCGAGGGCAAGGACTTCGTTGACTACTTCCTGGTGGTATCAGACCTAGTGAAATGGAGCAAGGATCATGGCATTCTCGTTGGACCGGCCCGAGGATCGGCGGCTGCTTCTCTCGCTTGCTATCTACTTCGTATCACGGAAGTCAACCCGATGGATTTCCCGAATCTCGTCTTCGAGAGATTCATTGACGTCAGCCGTGCGGACCTACCCGATATCGATCTCGACTTCGATTCAGATCGGAGGGACGAGGTACGTCATCACTTGGCGGAACAGTACGGCGCAGACTGCGTGGGCAACATCGGAAGCTTCACGTACTACAAGTCCAAGAACTCGCTCGACGACGTGGCTCGGGTGTATCGAATTCCGAAGTATGAAGTTGAGACGGTCAAGGAACTCCTGATCGAACGGTCGTCTGGTGACCTCCGTGCCAGCGCCACCATCGAGGACACGGTGGAGCAGTTCGAGGCTGCGGCAGCGGTGTTCGAGAAGTACCCCGATCTGCACAAGGCGATGCAGCTCGAGGGGAACATCAAGGGCATGGGCGTGCACGCTGCTGGGCTGGTGGTCAGCAACGGCCCGCTGACCGATGTGGCTGCCATCTACGAGCGGGTGGTCAACGGCAAGACATATCAGGTCATCAGCCACGACAAGTACGACGCCGAGCGTCAGAACCTGCTGAAGATCGATGCGCTGGGACTGTCCACCATGACGCTGATCGCCGAGGCACTGGACAACTTGGGGCTCCAGCTCCAGGATCTGTACGACCTCACCTTCGATGACCCGGCAGTCATCGGTGCGTTCCAGGAGAACGACACCACCGGCATCTTCCAGTTCGACGGTCGCACCATGCGCAACGTGACGGCCGAGCTGAAGCCTGACAGCTTCCAGGAGGTGTACGACATCTGCGCACTGGCGAGGCCGGGGCCGCTGTACAACGGTGCCACCGCCAACTACATCGACATCAAGTGGGGCAGGGCCGAGGCTGAGCATCTGCACCCACTGCTCGACGAGATCACAAAGTTCACTCACCACCAGATCGTGTACCAGGAGCAGATCCTGCGCATCGTCCGTGAGATCGGTGACTTCGACTGGACGCACGCTGCGTACATCCGCAAGATCATCAGCAAGAAGCTGGGCAAGCAGGAGTTCGAGCGCCAGTACGAGCGGTTCCGGGCCGGGGCAGAGGCCAACGGGGTCACTGACGAGGTGGCCCGTCAGATCTGGAACTCATGTGTGACGGCAGGGTCGTACGCCTTCAACATGGCGCACTGTGTCAGCTACGGGATCCTGGCCTACTGGACGATGTGGCTGAAGGTCAACCACCCCGAGGTGTTCTACTGCGCCTGCCTCAATCACCTGCCGGAGAAGAAGCATCTGGAACTCCTACAGGACGCCGAGCGCCATGGCCTCGAGGTCCGGCCCCCATCCCCTTCCTCGGCAGTCAACTGGCAGCCCTACGAGGGCTACATCGAGGGTGGCCTCAGCACCATCAAGGGCGTGGGCGAGAAGACCGCCCAGAAGATCCTGGAGACCTCACCCGAAACGTGGGAGGAGATGGCCAACGTACCCGGCGTCGGCCCCAAGACCATCGAGCGGTTCCAGGAGTTCGCTGCCAAGGAGGATCCGTACGACATCCACCGGCTGAGCAGGCGCATCGCCAAGGTGAAGAACTACCTGCTGGCGGCGGGCATCCCGATGCCCACCCATACCAGTGCGCAGGTTCCCTTCAACAAGGGTGCCGACACCAGCATCACCTGGATCGGTGTGCTGAAGTACCGCAACCAGAGGAATCTGTTTGAGGCGCACTTCTCCAGGACGGGCGAGGAGCTGGATCCCGAGACGGTGCGTAACCCTGAGATGGCAGACTGGGTCAGCGGCATGGGTGCCGATGACGAAGAGGTCATCACCCTCGTCTGGGACCGCTGGAAGTACCAGCAGTTCAAGGATCAGGTGTTTGATGTGAAGCTCGACAGCGACATCATCGTGGTCGAGGGTTACAAGCCTGGATTCCAGGCCCGTAGAGCAGTGTACGTCCGCAGAATGTGGGTGTTCGAGATGGATGAAGGAGACTGAGATGGCAGATGAAGCGCAGAACAAGTACATCGTCTTCAAGCGGAGCGACTGGGACGAGGCGATCAAGGAGAAGCTCAGCACCGTGGCGGACGATCTGGAGCGGCTGTACGCTGTGCCGGACGGCGTGGTGCTGCGCATGCAGGACGTGTTCGCCATGCAGATCTTCTACCAGTACGCCAACACGTTGCAGACGACCGCCGAGATCCTGGCTGCCATCGGCGGTGACATGCTGGCCGAGGAGGTCGACGATCTCCAGCGCACAGCCGATCGATTCGTGGACTTCGCAGTGGCAGCGGCGGAACACGAGACCAAGCTTCCAGACTGAAGGAGATACAAGACATGGGAATACCAACACCAGAGGACCTGACAGCCATGACAGATCAGCAGCAAGCCATCGAGAAGTACGTCGACGCCAGCATGTTCCGGGCAGAGCCCATGGATCTCGGCGGGCCGAAGGTGTACCTCCTGGACATGAGCAGCGATCCGCTGGCCAGCATCGCAGCAGCCTGCCTGATGTACGAGGGCAAGCCGGTGCACAACCTGTCGGAGATCACCGACGAGCAGCGATGGCACTACGCCGAGCAGGTCGGCAAGACCCACCTGAAGGCACCGCTCGAGTTCGTGAAGTTCCACTTCATGATCGAGGGCGTGGACCGGGCCTTCACTCACCAGATGGTCCGGCAGCGGACTGCCGTGTTCGCCCAGGAGTCCCTGCGGTTCGCCGTCAAGGACAACATGGGCGAGGAGGTCACCATCCCACCGAGCATCGCTGCGCTGCCGGAGAACCACCCCACCCGGCAGGCATGGGATTCGCACCTCCTGGACACTGAGATGTTCTATAACTACCTGATCGGCAACGGCATCCCGGCAGAGGACGCCAGAGCGATCATGCCGCACAACGTCAAGACCCGCCTGCACTACGCCACCGACCTGCGGAACCTCAGCGACCACGCTGGCAACCGGCTCTGCACTCAGGCGCAGTTCGCATGGCGTGAGGTGTTCAACCTCATCGTCGAGGCGATCCGGGACTACAGCCCGGAGGGTGCGCAGCTCGCCAGCCTCCCGCTGTTCAAGCCGGTGTGCTACCAGTTGGGCAAGTGCCCCTTCGAGGCCAGCTTCGATCGGGGCTGCACGATCAGGGAGCGGGTGGAGGGGTACTCCATCAACGGAGTTCCCAGCAAGGACTGGGACAAGCCGCTGAGCCTCGGTGGTGGCACCGGCATCGGCCCGATCCTCGACGAGGAGTGGATGCTCGACGAGAAGGCCGCTTGGCAGTAGTTCGGCTGGGGAAGCCACGAGAAAGGCCCGGGACCGCATGGTCCCGGGCCTTTCTGCTTGTCTCGAGTCGTCCTGTGTGCCCGTCTTAGCTTTCAAACGGGGTGCCGGGGTCTACTGGTACCCGGAGACCCATTTGAAAGGCTACAGGCCGTCTCTGCGTCGCCTCTCAGGAGGGCGGTGCGGTGGTGCTGGTGTTGTACGCCGCCAGACCGCCCGTCAGGACTGCGCCTGCCAGCGCCAGCCAGAGGGCACCCTTCTGGTCGTCGTACACGCCGTAGGCGATCAGCAGGGCGTTGACGGGGGTGGCGATCCTGTAGATCCAGGCTCGGGTCTTCTCACTCATGGTGTTTCCTCCTAGCCGTTGTCCGGCCAATACGCATGGGCGATTGCCACCCATGAGGCTGTTCCGGCAGCTTCGAGCTCGACGACACCATCGGTCTTGATGCGAAGGGCTCGGCTGACGTTGTTGTTCAGGCAGGGAACGATGGCATCGCTCACTGGTCGGTAGCCTACCGGCAGGGTGAACACGTCGTCACCTGCTCCGGCGTTCGTGATGTTGAAGATGCCACCCACCCAGCACATTCCCATGGAGTCCTTCCAGGCAGACACCTGTGGGCACCATGATTCGGTTGTGGTGGGGTACTGCGTGACGCCACTGGCCAGCGTGGCGGAGACGATGCTGGACCAGAGCTCGAGCGATGGCCACTGGATTCCCTCCAGCGTCAGGTAGGTGCTGGGGTCTGCCCCTGCGATCCAGTCCATGGTGGTCTTCTCGAGATCCAGCCTGACGAGAGCGTCGTTGCCGACGGCTGTGATCGGGTATCGCCATGGGCTGGCGTGAATGTGGCCCACCGTGAACAGTTCGTCCTGAGCCACCGGCGTCGTGAACGCCTTGGCTCTGCCACTGGCCATGATCATGCCGCCGAGGTGCCTGCGAGTGGTGGTAATCGCATCGGCTGCTGCGCCATCGCCGGCCAGAGCCGAGGTTCCCATCGGTGAAGACCCCGCTGGGTACTGATCCACTGAGAAGAGGGCTCCAGACAGTGACACCCACGTCCCCACAGCGGAGCCTGAGAGGCTCGTAGCCACGACCGTACCGTCTGTGCCCACGGTCAGCTTGGCCAGCCCGCCAGACGCCGCCACGGGCAGCACACGGGGCACAGCAGGACGCACCGTGACGGGCAGGGTGAAGATGCTGGTGCCGCTGGCTCCGGTGGTGACCACACCCTTCAGGTGAACTGTTCCGTCGTTGTCCAGTGCGTACCCGGCAGCCTCGCAGCCCGCCCGGTTCGCCCAACTGTTCGTGAGCGAGGGAACCTTCCATGAGGAGCGACAGGCTGTGCGGTTGCCGCCCGACACCCTCTCGGCAGTCTCCAATCGCTGGCGGGTCTCCGCCATGTGGTCTGTGAGTGGCTTCAGTTCAGTCTTCACTTCATCACCATCTTGACCTTCTCGCCGCCGTTGCCGTCTGGCGTGATGTTCACAGAGTGCACACGAACTGTGGGTGAGACAGAGAGCCGGCCGAAGTTGATGGGCATGATGACCTCGTCACCCAGCCACAGATGGCTGCGGCCCTTCCAGTGCCCCTCCACCAGATCGACGCTGTACTCCTCAGGCACACGATTCACCTGCTCCAGCAGGTACTCGAGCCGATCGTTCATGACTTCCTGGGTCTCGGCATCGGGCCACGACACCTCGGCCTCCCAACGACCACGAGGGTCGGTCCCCACACTGGCAGCCTCGATGATCTCGGGGGCTGGGATCTCACCACCGCTGGCTCGGGCAGCGTTGGCGAACTCTTCGGTCTTGTAGGCACGGGTCAGGCCGCTCATGGCCCCTCGGTACTCCAACTGCTTCACTGCCGGGGTGATGCCACGCTGTGCCCAGATGTTCAGCTCGAGCTCAGGAGAGATCTCCCAGTCGAACCCACGCACCTTGGACTCCTGGAGGCTGTCCAGCCCCGCTGCCATGCTGGTGCCCGGTGTGAACTCCACCTCGTTGCGCACCACGCCCAGCGTGGGGAAGCCGATGCCCTCGGTGACGCCGTAGCTGGCACCCGTGCGCCCCTGCACGATGTCCAGCACGTCTCCGGCGATGACGCTGACGTCCTCGTCGAACCAGAAGTAGATGTCGTCGTCGTAGATGAACCAACGCTTGGCCCGGTGCCGGTAGTCCACGGCACTGAAGTCGACGTAGCCCCCGGCAGCATCCAGGCTGTCGTTGGAGGGGCCGACCCTGCCCCGAAAGATGAAGTCGTTGTCCCGGTACACCCACAGATCTGTGAGCATCTCGGTGATCTGGGTGGCGATGGGGTCCAACTGGTTCAGTCGGAAGCTGACGTCGCAGCCATCCTTCAGATTGAAGTTCAGCGCAGGCTGAAGGATGTTGGCCAGCACGAAGGCGGGGCCGGTGGTGCCCACCACGAACGTGTAGTCCACGAGCGGTGGCTGGTAGTTGTCGAGGAATGCCCACTCGGGAGGCGTGGTGGGCAGTGTGATGACGGGTGGTTCTTCCGGCGGATCCGGAACCTCTGGGTCTGGCGGTGTGACGAAGCTCGTGGTCCCACCGAGCGTGTCTTCTCCACCGACCTCGCTCTCGCCAACTTCGAAGATCGGCATGTCACAGTCCCACTTGGCTCAGGAATGAGTCCACATGGTTGAAGTTGAACTGGTCTGCCAGACGATCGTGGACAACCCCATCGGCAGGCTGCCCACGGTACAGGACGCCCGGAGCGTAGGTGCTCATCGCATCGGCCAGCGCAGCCTCGTGATCGGCGACCACGAGGTAGTCACTGGTGCCCCTGACGTACATCGTTGGCACGATCCTCGAGGCGTTGCGCTGGATCATGTTCATGATGCTCGTGTTGGTGAGCATACTGTCGCTGTAGGTGACGTCCTGTGCGTTGCCGCTGAAGCACTTCGCCGTCACCCGCATGATGCTGCCCCAGTCGGGGTGGGTGGGGTCGTTGTCGACAGCGATCTGCATGTCCGTTGGTGCGCCGTAGACGATGCAGGCCAGTGGCACTGGATCGGGAACTCCGGGAACCTCTGACGTGCCTGCCTGCCACGATGTCGTTCTGGCTCGGAGGTCACGACCGCTGCCGTCGTCAGACAGTTCACGACTGGCCATGGCTCCGAGGGCGATGTAGCCACCGGCGCTGTATCCGGTGAAGATCATCTTGGTGGTGTCCAGCGGATAGGTGTCGTCACCCTCGCTGCGCCCCTTGCTCTGGAGCCACATTGCGTTCCGCTTGTAGTCGATGATCCAGGTCGGGTACTTGCCTGCGGTGTTGTCGTAGGGAGAGAACAGATCGAGCGCACTCCTGAGGTAGCCGACCGTGGCGACGGCGTAGCCACGGTTCAGCCAGTGGAACAGCCACCCCTTGTCCAGAGCCCTGCGTGTTCCTTCGATGAAGAAGCCGGAGTGAGCCCACAGCACCAGCGGCCAGCCCCCGGCAGGAGGGGTGCTGCTGGGGTAGATGAGACCGAACGCCGTGCCCCCGCTGCCCGGTCGCCACTCCAGGCTGTTGTCGGTGTCAGTGCCGTCGATGAACCAGTGGTACTCCGTGAAATCCACGGGCTTCTCGTACCGATAGTCCATGTCGTCGAACTTCATGCCTGCATCGGCAGTGTCAATGATCCCGGCAGTCCTGTCCACTCTGCCGATCAGCTCGATGGGCTCGAGAACACCGAGGGCTCTGTCGAGACGGAAGGTCTCGTACTTGGGTCGCTTGAAGGGTGTGCCACTGGCGCTCGCACTCGCAGGGGTGGTCCCTGCGTCTGAAGAGTGGGTGTACTGCCCGCCGAGGTTGTAATCGTCATGGACCTCGATGTTGCCGAGGTACAGGATCGGGCAGTAGCCGCTCGAGTTGCAGTCGCCGATGTAGATCCGGTCCATGGCGACCGAAGTGGGGTTGGCGGTGAGCGTTCTTGTGGCACTGACGGTGGGGCTGTCCACCGGGTAGATTCGTGCGACCACCTTCGGCGTGCGGGCAGCATCCACCTGGAGTTCGAGCCTCCATACCTGCGTGCCGCACTGGTAGATGTCCTGATCGTACTGCGGAGCGAACGCCCCAGCGTCGGGGGTGGTGACGATGAGGCCCGATGGCATGGTGCCGTCGCCGCCCACGATCGTATTGCCCTGCCCGTTGAAGATGCAGGGCTTCGTGTTCCTCAGCGGGTAGAACAAGAGCTGCTGCCACGTCGACAGCTTGTAGCTCCAGGTCCAGTTGTCTGCTCCGTTGGCGAAGCCGATGATGTTCGGGAAGCCACCAGAGATCGCCGGCTCAGCTTCCATCTTGAAG